GTAAATGCGTTATTTGATATTGGTAGCATTAATAGGTTGCGGAGTTAAACAAGACACGCAATTAGAAACGCTTAAAAATAAAGTAGAACAAAGCCAGATGCAGAGTGTAGAGGTGCAAGGGGTGGCAGCTCAGGATAATAAAAAGGTAATTACTAAGACAGTAAAAACAATAGTTACCTTAAAGGAAACAGTAAAAGAATTAAAAACAGAACTAAATGAAGTTAAGGCTAAATTGGATTCTGCTAATTCTGTCGATACTAATAGCACCAAGTTTCAGCTTCGCCCAATACGTTAAGAAGATAGGCGGCGAGGACAAGATTGTTATTAGCCGGTCAGAAGGCGAGAAGATTAACAACTCTTTTGATAGCCTAACTAATTTAGTAAGCTACCAGAACACCCGTATAGATAGCTTATTAAGAGCTAATATTAAGACAAGAGATAGCCTACGCATTGATCTACTTACCTTAAAAGATACTTTAACCCAACGCAATAAAATTGCGATTGATACGTTAAGCGACTATCGAAACAGGTACTATAAAAATATAGCAATTTATGAGCAGTATGAAAAAGCGGTGCAGTTTGAAATAAAACTACACAGGCTTAACTCTGTTCTGTTTGCTATGCTAACTTTATTTTTATACTCACAAATAAATTAAAATGCAATTAAACGACAGAGGCAAAGACCTAATTAAATTATTCGAGGGCTGCAAATTAGTAGCTTACAAATGCAGCGCAGCAAAAGATACTATCGGCTATGGCAATACCTTTTATGAAGACGGAACACCTGTAAAACCAGGAGATAAGATTACACAACAAAGAGCAAATGAGTTATTTGAAATCATAGCTAAGGACTTTGCTGATAGAGTAAAGCCATTAGTTAAGAGTACAGTTACACCTAATCAGTTCGCAGCGCTTACAAGCTTTGCCTATAACGCAGGTATCGGTAATCTTAGAAGCTCTACTTTATTAAGAAAAGTAAACGCTAACCCTAACGACCCTACAATAGCTCAGGAGTTTGCTAAATGGAACAAGGCTGGGGGCAAAGTATTAGCAGGACTTACCAGACGCAGAGATGCAGAATCTAAATTATACTTCACACCTTAAATTAAAAATATGAAATGGTTTGCCAACTTATTAGCAGACGAGAGAGGTAGCGTATCTACAAAGCGTGTTATTGCTTTACTATCGGCTTTATTTATTTGTATTACCTTATTAGCTAATAGCTTTACGCATCAAGAGATTGCCCCTTCGGATAAACTTGTAGATGCCGTTATGGTTATTTGCATAGCTGCGATGGGTACTACTACAATAGATAAATTCAGCCAAAAATAAACAATGCTAAAATCAAAACGCAAACGACTATTCTTTGACATCGAAACTTCGCCAAACGTTGGCTTCTTCTGGTCTGCCGGATATAAGCTCAATGTAACTGCTGACAGCATAATTAAAGAACGTGCTATCATTTGCATCTGCTATAAGTGGGAAGACGAAAAAGAGGTTTACCACTTACAATGGGATAGCAAACAAAACGACAAACGAATGCTACAAAGTTTTATAGAAGTAGCAAACACGGCATCGGAGTTAGTAGGACACAACGGAGACAAGTTTGACTTAGCGTGGATAAGAACACGCTGCTTATTTCACGGCATTGAGATGTTTCCTAAGTACGTTACTATTGACACGTTAAAGGTAGCTCGTCAAAAGTTTAGATTTAATAGCAATAAACTTAATTACATAGCTGACTACTTAGGCATTGGCACTAAGATAAAGACAGAGTATAGTTTATGGAAAGACATAGTTCTGCATAAGGATAAAGTGGCTATGGCTAAAATGATTAAGTACTGCCAGAAGGATGTGGTTTTATTAGAGCAGGTGTTTAACGCACTTAAAAATCATATCGAACCTAAAACGCATTACGGGGTTATATTCGGACAGGATAGAGGCACTTGCCCTGAGTGTGGCAGCGATGAGATAACAATACAAATGAGGCGCACAACCGCAACAGGAGTAAAGAAGATTTTATATAAGTGTAAGACTTGTTTTAAGATACATAGCAAAACAGACAAATAAATGGATAGCAAAATATTAGCAGCAGTTATAGAAGATATGCGTAGCCGGGAGCAAGTAGGCAAAGTTAAATACGGAACTACAATGGATAGGGAAGATTTAACAACAGGTCAATGGATAACGCATTTGAAACAAGAACTGCAAGATGCGATTCTCTACCTTACTAAACTTGAACAAATACATAATGCGCCTCAAAAAGATATTTAGCTTTGGTAATATCTTAGACCGAGAAACCTACGAGCAACTTAGGGAACTAGACTATAACAACCCAAACTTTAAGGGTTGCGGAGATGAGTTTCAGTTCAACCGGGAGTGGTGGGTTATGCTTGATGAAGGCGAGATAGTAGCTTATTGTGGCTCAATTTATTCCAAAGGCATCTGCATATTTAACAGAGCTTGGGTTAAAAAATCACATAGAGGGCAAGGCATACAAAGGCGAATGATTAAGACCCGGCTCAAAGCTGCATCTACTTTTTGCCATATAGCTATAACCTATACAACCTTAGACAACTTCCCTTCCGCTAATAACCTTATTAATTGCGGATTTAGACTGTACCTGCCGGAGTATTCATACGGGGGTTCTGACAAACTTTACTTCCAGAAGCTACTATAAAAGGTAGTATTTTTACTACTTTTGGCTGCATTTTACTTCCGACTTTGTCAAGTTATACCTTTACTTTTGTACGTTCTATTGTACATAATGTGTCATAAAATGCACAATTTGATGTGCTTTTATCCTATATAAGACCCATTATCTGCAACCTTGTTGCAAAAATAATTCTAAAATATTTTAATACTTTTGCACTTTGTATTGTTAATTGTAGTAGATTTGTGCAAACAAAACACAAATGACACATTTAACCACCTACCAGAAGTTCCAATATCAGCGATACGGGAACATCTTACTGCCTAATGGGAGCAGTACACAAAACCCCAATGACCCACAATTACTGCCTAAAAACTACGACTACGAAGATGATGATTACACGTTTAGTCGTTGGGTAGAAAATCAATCAGAGCTTGAACTATTAAAAACGCAAGACTATGAAAATTGATTTTGTAAAAGAAACCAAGCCAGACGGCACTATATTCTACTACACTTTGCTAGATAATAAATATGATGGGGCAAGTATGTTTTTAGAATATTCACAGGCTTACGAATACTTTGTGAGCCTTAAAAAAAGACAAGAACCAATCATCGAAATTTTAGAACATTATACAATCCAATAACAATGAAAAAACAAATAGAAGATTTATTAAACTTAGGTTTAGACCTAGACAAGTTTTATTGTGTAACACTTTTTTACGAGATAAAATTACAAGGATATGCAACTGCTTCTTTAATGGAGCATTTAAATCAATTAGGATATGAATTAAATTTTAACAAAAAGAATAATTGGTTCGAATGTAATAAAAATAACGTAAACATTACCTTAATTTTAAACAACTAATATGAGCCTAATTAAAATCCAACAGGAGCTTAAAGCACCTAAGAACCAGTTTAACGCTTTTGCTAAATACAAATACCGAAGTGCAGAAGATATAATCGAAGCTGCAAAACCTATCTGCCATAAATACGGCTACGCTTTAATGTTAAGCGATGAGGTTATAGAAGTAGGCGGCCGGGTATATGTAAAGGCTACTGCTTGTCTATCTAACGGAGATGATAATATTACATGCACAGGTCTTGCTCGTGAAGAGGAAAATAAAAAGGGAATGGACGCTTCGCAGCTTACTGGCGCGTGTAGCTCATATGCTCGAAAATATGCGCTCAATGGACTGTTTGCAATAGATGATACAAAAGATGCAGATGCTACTAATGAGCATAAAGACGAGGTCAGCGAAGGTCAAAAAGCGTTCTTAATTGAAGCACTTGATAAAACAAAGTTTACTCAGGAGCAGAAGTATAAAGCTATTGAGAAAATCAAAGCTATCAAGACCTTAGACGAATTTAACAAGATTAAAGAAACCATAAAGAAAAGCTAATGAGAGAGTTGCTACCATTTGAAAGGCAGATGCTTCTGGCAGAAGTTTACCACTATGCTTGGTATAACGAAGAAGCATACGAGGACTTATTAGCCTTTATTAAAAAGTATGAAAACAAATTAGACAAACCTGTATTTTTTAACCCAATCAATAACAATGACACAACAACAACAAATCTTGAACCACTTGCTTACGGGCAAGACCTTGACACCAATTCAGGCTCTAACGAAGTACAATAGTCTGAGATTAGCAGCAGTAGTATTTGAATTAAAACGCAAAGGCTACAAAGTACAAACGGAATTAATAAACGTTGGTACGAAAAAACAAAGTAAATTAGTAGCTCAATATTCAATTAAAATCAAATGACACCAGAAGACATGGCAATAGAGTTAGTAGATAAATATATGCTACAAACCGATTGTTTAAGTAAAGCAAAAGAATTAGCAATAGCAGCAGTAGAAAAAACAATAAAATCTTCTTATGCTTATTCTTGCTCGGAGGCTTATGGCAGATTTATGGAAGACCCTTTTTTAACAGAGGTAATAGAAGAAATTAATAAACTATAAAAACAAAAAAAATGACAGAGAAAAAATGGAGTACAGGCGGTTGGAAAAACACTACCGCAAAAGGAGAAGTAATTAACTTTACAATCAATGACGTAAAATATTCAATGTGGAAAAATGCTTACAAGACAGAAGATAAGCAGCCGGACTACAAAATTTACATTAATGATTTTAACCCTGAAAACAAAACCTATTCAAAACTAAAAGATGATACGGAAGGACTGCCGTTTTAATTATGCTAACTAGAAAAAGAGATATATCAATAAGACAATTAAAGGAGCTTTATTATGCTCAACGCAACACACACTTGCAGCTTCACGAAATGATGCAGCAGTTAGGGTTGTTAGGCATAGAAGATAACGAGCCTTTGGGTTTAGACATTGGTGCAAGAACGATTGTCAAATTGGTAGACGAAGAGTTTGAGTGCGATGTTCTGGTAAAGGATAGGAGCTTAAAAACAACGTTCGGGCGCAAGGCTGCTGCTTATTTACTTAGAAGGTACACTAAGTTGAGCCTCAAAGAGATAAGCCAGTACACAGGAACTAGCGACCACACGACTGCTATCCATAACATAAAACAAGCGAATAACCTAATTGAAACTGAGGATTGGTTTAAAACAAAGCTAAAAAAACTTTGTATAAAATTAGAACTTAAAGAAATTTAGTGTATATTTGCAGCATAATAAGACGCATAGACGAAGTACGAACCGACTATGTGTTTAGTGGTTAAATAATAATAGCCCTGATAGTTCGTACCTATCGGGGTTTATTTTTTTATGGCAAAAGACCCAGCATTTTTATTTTATCCCGGCGACTATGTTAGTGGCACTATGGGAATGACATTTGAGGAAAAAGGAGCATATATGGATTTGCTTATGCTTCA